TGCTCCAGTGGTGGACTTTCTTGCGGGAAGTAGTTTTACGAAGGATGACATCATCAGGGATCTTAAGAAAGCTTTTTGTAAGGTTGAGGATTGCGATCCAAATGGCAGCTATTGTCATGGTATTGTCATTGGAAATTCTCTTGTTCTCACGACGTATCACGTTTTGGGTGAGAATAATCGGATTATCTATGGTACCCAAGTATATGGGTTTGTTAAGGAATCCGATACCGTAATCCGTCTTCCGGGATCTAGTGAGCTCTGTTTGATCCGAGTTCCTAACATCAAGATTAACACTAACCCCTTATCGAAATTTTCTTTTGTTCAAGACGAAAGTGTGGTTAAGTATGATGAGCTTGTTGTCCTTGGTCCCGAGGGAGTACGTGAGTTAAGTAACCACCAATTGGTTAGAAATAACCTTGGTGAGAGACTAGTACGTACTGATTGGTGGTCAACCTCTGGTGATTGTGGCAAGCTATATTTGGCTCGCCATAACAATCGTTGGTTTGTGATCGCTATGCATATCGCAACTCATGAAACCCTGTTTAATGGAAGCACGTCAGTTGGTTCTTTAGTGAACCAAGAGTTGATTCGACTTTCTGCCAAACCACTTGGCTTATTCCCGTCTGGTGTTAAGGTAGTTAAGCAGTGCTTCACCCCATCGGCGGATGGAGGGATTATTGGTTGTGACCCATTTAGGTCGGAGCCAAATTGTGCCCGGTCCAATTACTCTGAAGTGGAGAAGGAGGTTAGTTTGATTGGTAGGTTAAACCCACCGATCGTGGGAACAACCAACAAGTCTAAATTGCGTAGGAGTGTCCTCGCAGACCATTTCCCTCTCCTTATTGAGCGAGGGGGTGGTGAAGGGTACTGGCACATCCCAAACTTTTCGGGAACTGTCTCTGGGTCCCAGAACGATGTTTGGACTTCTCCATGGACCGAAGCCTTTAAGACGCACAATACCGCGATCCCTGAACAAAAACTTATGAAGTTAGCTCTTTATGATTTCTTGAATGGGATTCAGAATCTCGATGTGTCAGGTTTTTCCGAACTTAATCTCCATGAAGCAATTCGTGGGATACCCGGTTCTTTTGTTAACCCATTAAACCTTGATACTTCAGTTGGCCCTCCATTTAATCGCTGTAAGCGACAGTATTTTGAGGTGTTAGAAGAAGGAGAGGTGGAAGTTAATGATGAGATTCTCCGGATGTTTGAGGAGTTATCGGATGTCCTCGATTCCGGTGAGATACCCGGTGTTGTGGGGATTTGTTGTCTTAAAGATGAACCGCGGAATGTGGACGCCTTTGGTAACGTTAAAAGTCCGCGCGTCTTCGTTTGCTTATCAGCAGCTTTTAATCTTCTTTTTAAGATGAGAGCTGCCCCGTGGAAGTGTTTGATGAGAACCTATTTTGAGTTCTTCGAATGTGCTGTGGGGATTAACATGACCTCTTCCGAGTGTTCCAAGGTGGTTCACCACCTTCAGAAAATTTGTCCCAAGTTGGATGAATTGTATGATGGCGATTTTAAAGCCATGGATAAAAGCTTTAGTGGTCCCTTGTTTGATGTGATTGCCATGATGGTGTATGCCATGGTTAAACTCCTTGGTTTGGATGGTTTACCGATGTATAGACTTATTTTGAGTCTTAAACACATGACATACTCAATTAAGAGCGATCTTTTCAAGGTTATTTGGAACCCCTCTGGCAATGATGCCACAGTTGAAGTGAATTCCTTGGGTGTTTCCCTTATGTTCCGTTACATGTGGTACCTCTATCACCCCTTTGAAGGTGACATGGCGCTTGTCGATGCTTGGTGGGACTCATTCTTTGAGCAGC